CCCCGGCGCGAGCGTGACGACGGCCAGCTCATGCCCCTCGGGGCACTGCCGGTCGCCGACCGCCGCCGCCCGTTTCAGGCGGACGGTCAGCCTATTCGACTCTGTCTTTGCGGCGTCGGGCTGATTGCCGCCCGCCGTTGGCGGTGTCACTTTATCGTTAGCCATCACAAACCTTTCCGTTTCTGTAGATTTCCACGCCGCGCGTCCTCATCCACGCGAGCACGTGCCCGAACTTGTGCCGCTCGTTGTCCCAGCGATACGCCGTGCGCGTCACCAGCGTCGGGCTGGGGCCGTCCCAGTCGTTCTCGCCGTCTTGATCGACGCCGTACAGGGTCAACCGCCGGGCACCAATGGCCTCGGCCAGCACCATGCCGACCGTGACCGAAAACGACGTCCAGCCCGGATCCGCCGGGCACGTCGTGTGAATCTGTGAGTAGAGCAGCCACCGATACCAATCCACCCGGTCTCGGGGCTCGATCTGGGCGAACGCGGCGTCACTGGTAAAGCACCAGGGCCGCCCGTCGGGCACGAACCGGCTAAACACCGGCGCGTCGTTAAACGCCCACAGGTGGCAGGCAAACGCGCACACCGCCCGGTTGACACCGATGTACACGTCATGCTCCGGCGGTCTCTCCAGGAACCGCGTCAGTGACGGCCCGCTGCAAAGCAGCGCCACGTCCTCGCCCGCAGGTCTAGCGTCCAAACATTGCCCCTCGGTCCCTTTTCCCACCACGCCCGGGCCGAACCGCGCCGCGCCGGATCCCGGCCGGTGCGGTCGCGGTCGGCCCACGGGTGACTCGTTACGTGGTGATGTTGCTGATCAGGTGCCCGAACTGCGGCTTGATGACCACCTCATCGGTGTCATGCCGCGCTCGGACCACCGTCGAGCGCGACCGCGGCTCGTCGTACGAGTCGATGGCCGCCCCGATATCCGATCCGTCGCCGCCCCAATGGAACGTGCGCGCCACGCACGGCTCGGAGATGTCCTGCCCGCGATCCGCCGTCTTGCACACCATGGCGTATTCGCCGCTCCACACCTGGGCCACCGCCGCCGTCTGGCCTTCGTTGGCCGTGTTCTTGGCCCCGCCGGCCACCAGGATCTTGTCCAACTCGAATACCTGTCGCAGATTTTCGATGTTGACCAATCCCTTGGCCGAAGATGTGCCCGCTCCATTCGACTCGATGCGGGCGATGATCTGCGTGTTTTTGCGCAGGTTGTTGTACACCTTGCGGTTGATGATCAGCGTGTCGGGCCACACCCCTGTCGCGTCCCACACGGCATCTCTCGCGGCGTCCACGTCGGTGATGGGCACCGCGTTGGTGGCGTCGTCCCACTCATTGGTCGGGGCCGTGGTCAGCGCCGAACCGGTCCAGGTGGTCGCATTGAACAGCAGCGACGCGATGCGGTTCTCCAGGTTTCGCAGCACCACGTCACGCGCCAGCTTGGCCGCGAGCATCTCCGCGTCGAACATCTCGGCGTAGATGGCCCGCAGACGGGCGCCGACCGGCACCTCGTGCCCGTTCTCGTCCGTCGCGTAGGTGTTTTTTCCGAACTGAAAGCTGCTGCGACTGTATCCGCCGCCGGACGCCCGGGCGGTGGCCTTGTTCTTGAGCAGCTCGTCCAACGGGATGACCGGATAGTCCCCGCTGCGCAGGGGCACCTCGAACACCGGCGCCGCCATCAGGCCGATAAATCCGCCGCGATCCGCGACGAGATCGAACTCCTCCAACGCGCCGCCCAGGTCGGGCCGCAAAGACCCCAACGTCGTGTTGGGTGTAGGGCTGATAGGCATGACTCACATTCCTTTCTGGTATCACAACGCCATGCCCGGGATCACGGCCGTCCTGCTTTTTGTTTTTCGCTTTCGCGTTTCTGGTTTCTGTTTTCCGCTTGACTAGCCTGGCATGACCTCGATCACGTCGTTGGCCGCGGTTGCCGCCTCCATGGCCACGCCGATGCGCACCGCACTGGACGTGGACACGTCGTCCACCTTTCCTGCGGCCCGGCCGTAGACCACTGCGCCCTGGGCGACCGCGTCCGCCGCGACGCACTGAATGGTGCCCTGAGCGCTCAACAGTGTGACCGCCCGCACGTCACCGCTGGCCGCCGCCGCCTCGGCCAGCACGCCGATGGGCTGCTCGGCCAGCCCGGCCGCCGCGATCACGCCGCTGGACACCTTCACCAGCAGGTTGCGCGCGATCGCGCCGCCGGCGGTGAATGATTTTTCCCTGGTTTCCACCCACTGACTCATATCTCACCTCATCTTTCGATTTTCAGCTTTCGTTTTTCGGTTTTCAGTTTTCTGCGTTCGGTATTGGTTTACCGCGATCCGCCGCCCAGCACCGCCTCGCCATGGATGGTGTTGTGCGCCGCCAGCATCTCTCGGCGCAGCTCCGGTTCCCGCTTGGCCACCGTCGCCGTGGCCACGTGCTTGGGCACCTTGCGCGTGGTCATCTCATCGGTCACCGCCGCGTTCCACGCCTCGATCGGATCGCCCGCGCAGGCGCCGCCCTTGCTCTTTGACCCGTCGGCGCCGACGCCATCGACGCCGCCCTTGCTGGCCGTCGCCCGGGCCGACTCGGCGTCCTCGGTCAGCTTGGCGTTGGCCGCCTCCAGCTCCGCCGAGTACGCCGCGTGGCAGTCCGCGATGGACAGCCCCTTGCGCACGCAGTCCAGTTTCAGGGCGTCCGATGCCCTCGGGATCGCCTTCTCGATTTGCGCCAGCGACGCCGCCTGCGGTTCTGTGACCGTTGCCGCGGCGGCGCTTGACTCATTCGCATTTCCGCTCATTGCCGTTACCTCCACACTTGAATTCGACGCCGCCGCGCGACGCCTGCCTTCCGCTTTGTCAATCCGCGCGATCAGCGCGGCCATCGATTCATCGATCGTCATCACCGCGTCGACGAGTTTCATATCCACCGCCGCTTGGCCGACGTGCACGCGCCCGTCGGCTAACGCCTTGACTTTGTCGGCACTCAAACCGCGCCCGCGCGCCACGGCGTCAAGGAAGTGTGCATTCAGGGCGTTGGTCAGGTTCTGCCATTCCGTCAACTGCGACGCGGTGATCTCGGTACCGGCCACCCCGGCGCCCTTCATCTCCGCGCCGTCGCTCTTGATGACTATGACCTTGACGCCCATGTTCTCTGCCATCTTGGACACGTCAGCCACCATAAACATGGTGCCGATCGATCCCACGATGCCGGTCGCGTTGACATGCACCTCGTGCGCCTGCGACGCCGCCCAGTAGGCCGCCGACGCACCAACGTCCTCGATGTACGCGACGAGGGGTTTACTCTTGGAGAATGCAAGTAGATCCTCAGCCAGCTCCAGCGTGCCGGCCACTGATCCACCCGGCGAATCGATGCGCAGTAAAGCGCCTCTAACCCGTTGGTCGCCAATGGCCCCGCGCACCTGGCGGCGCATGCGCACCGTCGACACGCCGCCCGACATACTCGGTGCGTGCTTCATCATGGGACCACGCAGATCAAATACAGCCACGCCGCCGCTGGTCACCGGGTAGTCATACGATGTCGACTCGGCGGCGATGGCCTGTTGATTCGCGACGTGCGCGGAAAGGTCCATCGCCGAAACGCGCTGGCTCAACCCGCGAAAGACGTTCTCGTAAATGGCCCACACGCCGAAGTATTGATCGAGGTGCGGCACCGCCACTTGTGGCACGTCGATGATGAGTGGTTTCACGTCAGTCTGCATTGTCGTTCTCCGTCCCCGGGTTACGCGGTCGCCCACGACCGTTGTTTCCGGCGATCACGTTCTTGGGCAGCTCGCCGGTGAGCATGTACTGAATCACCACCGCGTCCGGCAGTTGGTGGTCGCCGTGTAAGGCGCGAATGTCATTCGCGGACGCGATCGCAGCCAGCATAAAAGCCGATCGGTCCTCTATGATCTCGCCGGTCAGCTCTTTGTAGTCGTAGCCGTCCTCCATGGCCTGGCGGCGCGGGCTGACCAGGTTGGCCTTGATCCGCTCGCGGGCGGCCTGGATGTCCTTGTTGGGCTCGATGTATCGAAACCGCGGCAGCGTCCAGCGATCGCCGAACGGCTTGATATCCGGGTTGGAAAACTCGAGCGCCCCGTCGGCCGCCACCCGGCCACCGGCCAGCCTGCGCAGCGTTGCGTCCTCGCGATACCACTGGTCCAGCTTCCAGCGAAACGTCGGGCGATAGAACTGCCGCACCAGCAGCCGCTGCAGATCGCGAAAGCCGAGCCGGGCCTGGTCGATGGCCCCGCGCCAGCCCGAGAAGTTCGTGCGGCTGGGATCCAACAGGAACACGTGCACCGGCATGTCCAGATTGATGGCGATGATGCCCAGGATCATCATGGCGTGCTGAAAGAATGACTCATTCGGCACGTTGGGGCTGAATCCGGTGTATCGGTGACCGGGATCGCCCTTGAGGTGGATGCCGGGGCCGAGGGCCTCCAGTGTTCGCTGCGTGCCGTCGTCTAAGGTTTCTTCGTCTTGGGATCCCGCCGCCGCGTTGCTGGCCGCACCCGGCGGCTCCACTGAAGCATCGATCTCCTCGATGATGGCGAACGCACTGACCACCTGGGCCTGCACCAGCTTGGCGATCTGCAGGTCATCGAGCATGCCCAGGGGGCCCGCCACCGGGGCCAGGGCGGTCACCCCGCGCGTCTGGCTGAATCGCGTCGGGTTGTACACGTGAAACACCTGTCGACGCCCCAGATCGTCTCGCGTGTCGATGCGCACCAGGTCGCTGATGCGAATGCGATGCCCGGTAAGTGGGTCCAGGTCATGCGGGTGGATCCAGTACTGCACCCGTCGCCGGTCTGCATCCAGGCTCACACCCAGGACGACCACTTGTTTGTGTTTGGTGGTCGGCGAGCGCAGGCGGTGAGCCTCCACCGACTCCAGCGTGCCGCTTTTACGCGGCAGGAACACCACGTCGCCATCGACGATCACGTGCCGAAGCGCCAGCTTGCCCATCTGGTGCAGGTCACACTCGCCGCTGGCGTCGCACAGCTCCGGCTCCGTGCTCCACTCTTTCCACAGGGATTCGATGCGTTCGTTCAGTTCGTCGATCCCGGTGCCGGCGTCGAGTCTCAGGGGTTCGTTGAGCACGTTGTTGCACAGCCGGCGGATACCCTGGCCGACCACCATGTTGTTGCGGTCCATCATGCGTGACCGCTCGATCATCTTAAGAAACTGCGATTCGTTGCGGTAGTGGAAGTCGGCACTGGAGCCCATGCGCGACACCCCACGCAGCGTGGGCATATACTTCGACTCCCCGGCGGCGTCGTAGTCGGCGGAGATGTCGCCCCAGATTTCACGATTGGTCGTGTTGATCTGTGTCGGCGTCATCACCGCGTGACGATATTTAGACGACTTGCTCAATGGAGCCTCAATCCCTTGGTAATGTACTGCTTGTGGGTGCGCCGGGTGTTGGCCGACGCGAAGCGCCGCGCCGTCATCATCTGATCGCGCAGGTCCGCCGGGTCCAGCTCGATGATCTGCCCGTCGGTCTCGATGCGCCGCATCCCGCGCATGCGCATGGCGCTGATCGCGGTGACCAACCGTCGGGCCATGGCCGCGTCGCCGTCCTCCTCATACCCGCAGTTGTCCAGGTACAGGGCGATGATCTCCGCTTCCGTTGTCGCGCTCGTCACCGACGCCATGAACTAACTCCCATACAACGCGTGCAGCGTTTGCCACGTTGTGTAAACATCCTTCTCGGCCCCATTGAAGTCTACGCCACCCTCGATCATGCCGTGCCCGTCGAACGTGTCGCCCAACAGGGCGTCCAGCCACTCCTGATCGCGAATGTAGGACTCGTTGATCATCTCACAGCGATGCGTCGCGTTGTGTGCGACCACGATGTCGTGCGCCCGCTGCATGCACGCCGCCTGGACGACGTACCCCTGCTCGAGATTGACCGTTGTGTCGTCGTTGAATGATCCGTCGCTGGTCGCGCCGAACTCCGCGAACATCCAGGTCTCGCCGCTCAGCATCTCGTCCCACAGCAACTGGTAACGCGCCGCGACCATGTCGTTGATGTCGGTGTTGCGATTGGGTTTGTCGATGTACTCGGTAATACCGAAACAACTCAACCCCATGGCCCGCAGTCTCGGCACGACGGTCGCGAAGGTCAGCGCGCTGGCCACCACGTCGTAGTTGACGCTGACGGTGACCACCGCATCGGGCAGCCGGCCTTGCACGTGCACGACCGCATGCGCGAGGATGGTGCGTCGCCCGCCGGCGTCGACGCCCATGATGTCGTACCCTTCAACGTCGCTCGCTGCTTCGACGCACAGATTGATGCCCCAGATCTTCGACTCGTACAGATCGATGAGGGCGTCCAACTTGGCCAGGTACGCCGCCTCGGTCAGTGTCCCGACCTCCGATCGGCTCAACTGAATGAACAGTTTTTCGGTGGTGAACAAACCGATCGCCGTCTGGTGTATCGCGTCCGACCAGTTGTCGAGGCTGTTGTAGTCGGACACCACACCGGTCGCCCCCACAAGAGCCTGAACCTCGGCCCACGCCACCGGGAACGTCCCCGCGTCCGGCGTCAGGGGTGTCATTGGCTGCACGCTCATGATCGGATAGACCACCCCGACCGTGTCGGTCAGGTTGGCAGTGATGGCCATCGGCCCGTGCATGAGCAGCTCGGGGTTGGCGGTGTCGGTGACGTCGATCAATCGCCACAACAGGTTGGCGTTGGCCGCCGCCGCGTCGGTCGCGTCCACCAGCACGGTGGCCACCTCGTTATTGTCGCCGCTGACGGTGATGTCCGATCCCTCGACCTTGAACACCGCCGTCGGCGGGTTGTTTTCGTTCTGCACGATGAAGCGTAGCGTCTTGTCGCTCAGATCGACCGCGTCGCCGGCGGCGTCGGTGATGGTCAGGCTGAACGATTTCTTGGTGCCCTGCATCATCTCGAGCCGCACCGGGCTGGCGATCCGGTTGCCGGCTGAATTGCTCTGCACCACGGGGCCCAGCACGATCGAAGGCCCGCGAGCCAGGTCGCACACTGATCCGTCCACCACGAGCACCTCACCGGTGTCGGTGTCGGCCATGGACGCCAACGCCCCCTGGGTGAACGCCTCGACGGTCACGTTTCCGCCGGCGGCCCCCTGGGCGATCTTGGCCACCGACCCCGCCGCCGCCGTCGTCTCACCGCTGTCGGTGGTCATAAACTTGGCCAACGCCGCCTGGCTGATGTCCGTCACCGTCACGCCGCCACCGCCGCCGCCCGCAGCCGTGTCCAACAACAGATCCAGCCGCCCGCCGTCCACCCAGTCAGTCTGCAGCTCGTTCGAATCTGCGAGAATAGCGTCGACAATCAGGTCGAGGCGGCCGCCGTCAGCCAGGTCGGTCTGCAGCTCGTTGGTGTCCACCAGGATCGCGTCGACGATGCCGTCCACTGTCGCCAACGCCGAGGCCGTCGCGGTCGCATCGAGAATCAGATCCAGCCGGCCGCCATCGGCCCAATCGGTCTGCAGCTCGTTGGTGTCCACCAGGATCGCGTCGACGATGCCGTCCACTGTCGCCAACGCCGCGGCCGTCGCGCCCGCATCGATGATTAAATCCAGACGACCGCCATCGGCCCAATCGGTCTGCAGCTCGTTTGAATCTGCGAGAATGGCGTCGACAATCAGGTCGAGGCGGCCACCGTCGGCCAGGTCGGTCTGCAGCTCATCGGTGTCCACCAGGATCGCATCGACGATGCCGTCCACTGTCGCCAACGCCGAGGCCGTCGCCAGACTCGACGACGTCACGTCCAGATTGCCGATGTTGGCCTCCACCGCGTCCGCCGCCGCACTGCTGCTCGACACCTCGACGGCGTCCACCTGCAGACGGTCCACGCCGGTTAACGCATCGAACACGTTCCCATCCAGCACCACGAACGCCTGTTTCACGTACAGCGCGCCGCTGACATGCGCATACACATCGAGCGTCCCCACCGTGTTGGTGTCGGTCGCGTCGAGTGTAAGCGAATAGAACCCACCCTCGTCGTGTGTCGCCCCGCTGCTGTTGTTCGATTGCGCGTAATCACCGCCGGCCTTGCTCAAGCGAATATCGGCCTGTGCGATGGTCAACCCACTCTCAATGGAGTTACCGTCGGTCGAGTCCACGAACGGCCCGATCCGCAGCGCCTTGGATGTCGCCTCTTTGAGAAACATCTAAGCCGCCTGCATCTTTCGGTGATGTTCAATCACGGGAATTGCAACGCCGCCAGACGCCGGAACGGCGAACACTCGCCGCTGCGATCGCCTGATAAACAGATACGGATCAGCGTGCAATCGCACGATGTTCTCGTCCGACAGTGCTCGTTCATACATCATCACAATCGCCACGCGGCCATCTAATTCAGCGACTGTGAACTGCGACTCGCTGCCGATTTCTAGAGCATTGGTGCTTAGCGATTTTCCTGTCACGAATCCCGATGTGCTCACCGCGCCGCCGTCTCCGATGATTGTGTGTTCGGTAATTCTTCGGCGGCTTACGAGTTGGTGCCAGACGCCATCGGCGAGCGTGATGTATCGCCCGTACGGGCTCTCTGTCTCAGATACGCCGCCGCCAAATGCGTCAGGCTCAGCGTTTTGCCGCCACAGCCCAATACCATCATTCAGGTTGGTCTTTGCGACGATTCTCGAATATGCCTCGCCCGCGCCATCGGCAATGAACCACGCAAGACACGTAAAATCTTTCGTCGGGCCAGTGTACGTCGTGACCAACCGCTCGTTTTGCGAGGCGCTGCCCGTGAAGTGCGCTGCCCACGGAAACTCAGCGCCGCCCCGCGCCCATTGTCCCGCCGGCGTCGTCATGTTGGTGAACGTCGCGATCGCCCGGTGCTTCCCCACGCCAATGACTCGGTTTCCGCTCGGTCCCAATGACATGAACCACGCCGCATCCGGCCACAGTTCGGGGGACGCAGACTCGCTCGCACTGGCCACAAGGCCATTGTCCCACGTCGGCACACGACTAAAAAGCGGTATCGCCATTACTGAATCTGCTTCGGTGTCGGCGTAATGATGACCTTGTGCGCATCCGACGTGCTCAACAGAGCATCGGCGGTCGCGTTGTAAATCACGGGCGACACGTACCGCGCCGTGATCGGAACGTCGGTAAACGTGCGGATAAGCTCGTTGGCTGCCGTCGTGTTTTGCACGGTCAACGATCCGATGTATCGCATGTTTTTGAGGTCGCCCACCGCAGCGAGTACCGAGTCAGACGCACTGATATCCCCGTCGTGATTCGTGGCGTCTGAAAACGCGAGATACAAGTCAACGGTTTCGCCTATGACCGGCGCGGTATCGAACCCGTCGATGACGACGCGGATTTCGTACAGGTCTGCTTTCGGCGAAGCGCCTAGATCGCCCTGCGCTCCAACGCGACCCGCCGACGCCGCAAGCCCGCCCATGTCCATCGCGTAATCGCGTGCCGTGCCTGCGTCGGACCAAACGAGTGACGTGCCTGTTGCGTGGTATACGTTGTTGGCCATTCGTTACACTCCCGCGTCAGCGTCCACGAGCAAGTCAACTACATCATTGACCTTCGCTTGGATCGCAGCGTCCGATTCGCCGGTAATCTGCGATTCGGTCAGTCCTGAATTCGCCGCCAGCACGTAACGTAACACGCAGCGCGCCTCGCAAACCGGATCGGACAGCACCTTCGCAGCCCACGCCTTACGGGCCGCTAACGGGGTGACTTCCTCGCTGATATTGAACGCCGCGATGGTCGTTGCCACCGCGATTTTGTCTTGCAGATTGGAGTTTCCGACCAACCCGTGTAATTCGAGATATGTCGCCATTGTTCAACCTCTCTCTTCGTTTAGCCCGCGTCCCGCGCTAGCGGCCGACCACCGCTGCGCAGTATCCCGGCCACGGTTCGCTCCAGCTCCGCCTCGCGTGATCGCCGCACCAGGGGCTTGATCACACCCATGTACGTGAGGATCGAGCCGCTGATTGACGCCGCGATGCGCCCGAACTCCCGGATCCAGTCACTCACCGAGTCGTCGCCGCCGCCGCCGGTGATGGCCACGTCCCGCGCGCTGACGCCCGACACGCTCACCGCGGCCTCAATTGCCGCCATCGCCTGGCGAAGCTCGCCGATGCTGCCCGCCGAGGCCGTCGCGTCCTGAGCCGCGCAGCCGATCAGCCAATAGACCGCAGCCAGCGCGACAAGGCACACCGCGACCGCCCGTGGCCAACCGATAGTCAGCGACCACCAGGCCCGTGCCGATTTCAAGATGGAATCAAGGCGGCGCCTCATTCGCCCAGAATCACCGGGCGCGCTTTGATGGGTCAATCAAAATAAACCCGGCATGTTGGACATTTTCAACATGAGGGAAGGGACGTAGGGGCATAGGGGAAAGCGGAACGGGAAGGGACGGAGGGACGGAGGGACGAAGGGACGAAGGGAAAACCAAAACGGTAACTGGTAACTACTTGTTACCGGTTGCGGGGGAATCCATGTCCAAACATTCTCCGTGAATATCGCCGATCATGTCAGACTCCAGACGCGATTCGACTGCGGTCGAGCGATGAAACCCGTCAAACCGTAGATTCCATGGAATCTACGGTTTTATCTACGGTTTTGATCCTCGGAACCCACGGTTTCAAGAGTTTAGCAAGGTGAATCCATTGCATCCGCGACTTCTAGGTCCGACGATCGCCCCGATCTTCCAGTCATGCGCCCCAAAACCAGGCACGTCTACCATCCATGACCGCTTGCTCCGTTTGGCTAACGCCACGTCGAACATTCCAGCGACCTGGTCGCCACACAACGACCGCACTACCGGGCAATCCACCTCGACGTGTACCCGTCCATCCCGCACGCTCGACTTGACCCGCGGGGCACCTTTGGGTTTCTTTTTCTTTAGATCGTCTGCAGCCTGCATTGGTATCCCTTCGCTTTCATCCAATCGTAAACCTCGCGCTGCTCCTTCTCGCCGCTGCACGCAACCAACACGGCAAACGTCTGCACCGACACCGACGGATCCGCGGCATTTACGTTCCCCTCTATCGTCGTACGCGACGAATCCAATAAAGCGGCGATCTCCGCCTCGTCAAACCCGGTTAGCGTCGCATCCTCGCCCGCCCGCTCCAGCCCGGCCAGCAGCTCAATGAGCGCCGCCTCGTCCCACGCGCCGTCCGCCTTGTTGAGCGCCACGTTGAGCGATCGCTCCGCCGCGTCGTCCAGGTCCACCACGCTCACGTCGACGTGTGTGTACCCCAGTTCGCGCAGCACCTTGAGCCGTTGGTGCCCGCCGACCAGCACGCCCGACCGCTTGTTGAGCACCATGCCCCCAACGAACCCGAACGACTCGATCGATCGCTTGATCTTGGCATACTCGGCGTCGCCGGGCTGCAGATACTTGCGCGGGTTGTACCTGGCCAGCTTGATGGCCTCGATCGCCCAGGTCTCCGTCGCCGTCGCCGCCGTTTTCCCTTTTGACGCCCCTGGCGATTCAGTGGTTTTCGGTTTCGTGGTTTTCGCTTTCCCCTTCGTCCCTACGTCCCTACGTCCCTTCGTCCCTTTCTTTTTCACAGCATCCCCCCCAGCAGCTCGCACGCCTCGTGCGAGACGATCCCGAACCCACGCCACGGATCAGGGAAAATCCCCTCATCCACCAGCGACCCCACGTCGGCCAGCGTCCACAGCGTCGCCAGCTCGAACAGCCCACACCCGTTGACCACGTTGACCAGCGATCGCCGCCCGGGCGCACTGGGCTGGCCGCACTCGGTGATGATGCGCCTCTTGCCCATGGGCACATCGAGATCGTCGTAGTAGTGCTCGTGCAGGCCCATGACGCCCGATCCGAGCCACGGGTAGCTGGAGAATCCGTGCAGCGTCACCAGGTCGCTGGCCTCCACCGACGCGATCCACGCGGACAGATTGCCGTCCCGCCGGGCCACCTCCAGTTGCACGCTGACACACAGCTCCAGCGACGGGTGCTGCAGCCGCACCGGCGCCACCATCGGGCGGTAGTGGGCTTCCCAGGTCTCCGGCGTCAGCCCCACGCGGGCGTCGTTGATCTCGATGCCCAGACAGACCACGAACGGCACGCCACGCGTCACCGGCGACAGTGCGTGTGCCACGTGAAACAACCCTCGCCCGACGTCGGGCAGCCCCGCCGCCCGAAACTGCACGATGCCGCCCAGCTCGCGGATCAGCCGACCCATGCGCTGCCACTCGGCGATCTCATCAGGAAAGGACATAGCTGACACCGGCATGCCCAACCGCTGGGCCAGGCGATAGACCGCCGTCGCCGCAGCCTCGCCGCGTGCAGGCGGCACCATATGGACGGCCCAGACGGGACGGGTATCGTCGCGCGACCGAATCACGCCTTCACCTCTTGAGCGATCCGCTCCATCAACCATCGCACCAGGTCGGGCGCGTTGCGCACCGGCGATCGGTCCGCCAGGGTCGCCCCCTCCTCCATCAGCCCGGCGAACAGGGCCCGGGCCCCATCCATCTGGGCCCCGGTCAGCTTGACCTGCACCGTCAACTGCCGACCGCGAAACTGCGTGTAGGGGAACGCCTCGCCGTCGATCTGTTCGGGCAGCGCCCCCGTCGGTACGTCAATGCCGACTGATCGACGCGCACTGTCTCGTGTTTTGTGTTGTGTATTCACGTCGTCCCTTTGTCCCTTCGTCCCTGTGTCTGTCAATGAAACAACCCCGTCCGCACCACACGCAGTCCGCCGCGAGACGGGCCGGCGCGCCGCGCCCGAGGTATCAGCCGCGCCCCGCAGAAGTGCGCCGCACAGCACGCCCCGGCCAGGCAGTCCAGCCAGTGATTGCCGCGCCGCACGCGCTCCCACGCCTTGACCATGCCCTTCAACGGCACGAACTTCTCGACCATCTTCTCGGCGGTGATGTGGTGGGCGAAGGTGCGATGCTCCTGAGGCATCCCCTGGTAGAGCGTCATCGACCCCGCCTCGCCCGACGCGCAGCTCAGCCGCTCGTGTGCGAACGTTTTCCAGCAGTCCGCGTTGATATGCACCAGGTTGATGCGCGGCTTGGTCTGCCACGCAAAGTGGTAATCTCCGCTTTCGCCCACGTACTTGACCCGATCGTTGACCTTGTCCGGGTGGCGGTAGGCCTTGCGGGTGTCCTGCGTCTGCCCGAAGCCCTTGGTGGGTCGAAACGCCTGGTCGCCCCAGGTCTCGTTCATCTCGCGGCAGAACGCATAGACCGCCTCGGTCTGCTCGTACCAGCCTGAATCGATCCACACCTGCACCGGGCGCACCGCGCCGCCGGACCCCATCCAGCCGCCGGCGGCGATGTCCGCGAACGCCCGCAGGGCGTGCAGTGTGGCCCGCTCGACGCCCAGTGACTTGGTGTCGATGGGGAACATGCCATAGTCGGGCACGTGACAGCGAAAGCCCTCTCCGGCGCTCAGCAGCACCCAGTGCCCGTACCACTTGCCCAGGTCGATGTACAGCACGTTGGCGGTCGACCAGTCCGGCACGAACCCCTTGTTGAGCCGATCCATTCGCTTGCACACCGCGTCGCGCGACAGGGGCGTCAGGTCCACGTCGGACGACTCGTAGGGCGTCGCGAAAATGAACTGACAGACCTCCTTTTCGGCGGTGTCCTCGTCCGCCTTGCGCTCCAGCTTCCAGAGCCGGGCCCCGATGGCCCCCGGCCGCCACAGCAGGTTGTTGACCGCCGACCAGCGAAAGCCCAGCGTCCGCGTTCGGGGGCGATCTCCGACCACGGCGGCCACCCCGTCGGCGGCGCGCTCGATTTCCTGGCCGCGATGCACCAGCAGCGCCCGATCCTCGGCGTTGGCCGCGGCGCGATCCTCGTCGCTCCAGGCCGACCCGCACTCGGGGCACGCGAAGTGGGCGCCATCCTTGGCGGCCAGCTCGTCGGCGGCGCCCTGCCAGCCGACCAGGTGCTCACGTTCCGGCGTCACGTACTGATCGCAGTGCGGGCAGGGCAGCGCAATGCGCGAGGCCGTGCCCTGGTTGTACTCGACCCAGGTGCGTCCCTCTGGCACGGAAACGGTGCATTCCATGTACACGCGGGCACGCTGCTCGAACGCGGCGGTGCGGTTGATGATCTGGGAGATTTTGTCGGTCTCGCGGCTGTCAGCGCCGGGAGAGTCCATGCCGTCGGTCTCGGTGATGATGGCCACCCGGCTGGTGAAGTGGGCGCGGGCCTTGTCGCCGCCGCCGCCGGACATGAACTTAAGGACCGCCCCGTTTTTAAACCGCACGCGCTCGACGCTGCCGCCGCCGCGGGATCCCTGCCCGCGATCGGGAATCAGATCGCGGTAGCGCGTGTGTTCGATGGCCGGCAGGATGTCCATGGTCCACTTGTCGGACGCCATGTCCATGTCCGGCAGCCCGCAGATCACCGTCTCGCCGATCTCGAACAGGTGATAGAGCATGACCACCACGAACGCGATGAGTGTTTTACCGCTCTGCGTCGGCCCGGTGGCCACGATGGTCCCCCAGCTCGGATCGTTGGCCTCATCGAGGAATAGCCCGGTGTATGGCTGGCGATGCGTACGAAAGCGCTGACCGCGATAGGGACCGTCCGGCAGGACGATCTCGGTCTCGGCGAACTGCCGCATGGTCCGAATCCGTGGCGTCCGCGCCCGCCGCGCAAACCGTCGCAGCTCGCGCCCGAGCGCCTGGCGGTCGACGCTCACGCGTTGGGATCGGGAAACCGATGCTTTAATGGATCGAGACTTCAATGTCGCCTTGCCCATCGTTTTGCCGCGTCGCGTGCGACGCGTCCTGGGTTTCGATTCATGTTTTCGGGCGCACGGGTACACGGGCGTCGAATTCCATCGTCGCCTCCCCCACGCAATCCCACTCGGTTAAATGCCCCATAGGGTCCATAACGATCACGTGCCATTCTGTTTTCTCGCAACCACCGTCCCACCATCTGTTCCATGCGTACCTTTCCGCCGCTTGGGCAGCGTTGGCGGCCGAGACGTTATTTCCGAAGTCTATTTCGCGTGTCTTGCACAGAAACAACTGCTCGGCCACTACTCCACCTCTCGCGTCACGTCATGCTCGGCGAGGATCACCTCGACGAACGATCGGGCGGCCCGCTCGACGCCCGCGGCGCCGTCGCCTTCGAAGAACCCCTCCACCACGTCGATCGGGTATTCGTAGGCCACCGAATCGCTCGCGGCGGCCAGGTCCTCAATGATCCATCGCAGCATGCGCTTGCGGGCCCGCAACCGAATGATTTTCAGGTGCTTGGGTGTGTGCAAAAACACCGACCGCTCAAAGATCTCCGCCGCCTCCCGTACTCTCGCCATCTTGATCCCTCGATTCCTCGATCCCTTGCCACCTTGCCACCTTGATCCCTATCCCGGCCGCCGCCGGAGCATGCGTCGGTGGAAGATCGCTTCCGCCTTGCGTCGCCGCTCCTCGCGTGAGGGGTTGCGTGGCGGTCGCGGCGGCGGCGGCGCCACGCCCAACCGCTCCGCCTCGTCCCAGCCGCAGGTGCGGCAAACGGTCACCTCGGATCCGTCGGGGTTGGTGATCACGAACCAGCGATCCCCACGCACACAGAACCGCGGACATCGCGGGCAAAACTGAAACTCGCGCACCCACTCCCACCGCCCCGACTCGCCGCTCGGCGTCACGTGTGCTTCGGTTTCCGATTTTCGGTTCTGCGTTTTCACTACGTCCCTTTGTCCCTACGTCCCTTCGTCCCTACGTCCCTATATCCCTCCGCCCCTCCGGCCCCTCTTTGGATCTCTTGCTCGCATGGAAATGCTCGATCACTGGTCGTGCGTCCGGGTGGCGATCCTTGAAGTCGCCGAACACATAACACAGCTCCGGCGGCAGCGAACCGACAAGCAGGTTGGGGTCGAGTCGTCTCGCCTTAGCTATCGCCGCCAGAACGTTGCTTTGATCGCACTGGTAGTTGAATTCGGTGTTCTGGCACGCCCAGCACGCCAGGAAGATGCGGGCGGGCTGTGTATCGCGTATGAGCACCGTCGCGGTCATGGGCTGGCTGTAGTAATAGTAGAACGCCACGTCACACTGTGACGGAAGGTAATTGCGCGGGTCGTCATGCAGCTCCGCGCGGGCGTCGACGAACAGCAGGTCACCGCGAATCGCCACGCGGTTACCGAGCATGACCCAGGGCTGCTCGTGTGTGTTACGCGCCCACGATCCCCGATCGGGAAACGTCGTGCACACCACATCCAGCCCGAACGCAAACGCGGCCCGCGTCATGCGATCCGCCATCTCGACATACCCCCGCGACGACGTACAGGTAATCACCGTTATCGCCCGCGCCGCCGCGGTTGGGGGCTTGCCCATCGCTATGTGCTCAGTCATCACGCTCACCGCCCTTCGATTCGATCTGCTCCCTGACCGACGCCGCGATCGCGTTCACGGCTCGCGCCACGACGATGTCTCGCCGCCGCGTCGCGTACACGCGGTAGTTCACCCCCTCGATCGACTCGTGCTCGATCGTGTAAAACTCGCCGATCAACGTCCGCCACCAGGCGGGCGGGCGCACGGTCAGATGCAGGGGCTCGCCGATCAGCTCGGGCCCCATCACGTCCGCTGCGGTATGCACCGACAGGCACACCGACTGGTAACACAGGGCGAAACTACTCAGACACGCCCCGACCAGCTCGGTGGGGATATGCTCCAGCACGTCACAGCAGTAGCCGACCTCGGCGTGCGGCAGGAACATCTCCCACAGGTTCGCCAGGTAGAACGGGGCATTCAATGCCGCCGCCTCGGCCCCGCGGGCGTCAACGAAATCCAACAGCTTGACCGCATACCCCATCCGGTCGAACGCGACGGCGGCCCGTCCGGTCCCGCAGCCCAGGTCCACCACGCACGTCTGTCCGTCGGACATAGAGGGCATCATCGGCGCAAAGTGTTTCACCGCGGCCAACCCGGGCGAGTGCCGGGTATACCGTACATCCGCCCAAACCCGCTCGTATTTTAATCGCTCCGTCTCGCTGATCGACACTACATCTCCAGCCTGATCACTCATAACCCAAAGCACTCCACATTGTGTTTGAACCGGATAAAGTCATACGGGCTATCCCACCGGGCCTGCGTGCCATCCGGCGGGCACCGCCCGAACGCGATCTGCATTGCCCCGAAGTCGATCAGGTCCACGTCATGGTCGCCGTCGGAGTCGCCGCCGATCCCCACCGCCGCCGGCGGCATGTCTCGCGCGGTCATCTCGGCATCGACACCGCGTTGGGCCGCCTCGACGTACGCACAGACGCCCATCTCCGCCACAACCGCCCGACAGATCGCAGGATCCTGAACCCAGATCAACGCAATCAACACGCTCACGATTCACCTCAACCATTCGGGATCGCCTAATGGTTCCACTGGTCGATCACACTCCGTGATGTTCCTTCAACACTTCAGCCGCCGCTTGCACTAGATTAAAGTCCGCCACGCTGCCGCCAGCGTGGTCTGGGTGGGCTCGCAAGCATGATCGCTTGTACGCCGATCGAAACACGACGGCACTCTTAAGTATCTGCAGCCCACTGATCTCTCCGAACGCAAGAACAACTGCCGCCTCGTGTATGTCCATCTTGCCGTTGGCGGTCGGCGCGCCGCCGGGCAGCGCCCGCCAGCCGGTGTACTGTTCACCGTCACTGGTGATCCCGTACCGATCAATCTTACGCAGCGCCGCCAACCCGAGGGCGATAGCCCGCATGTTGTCCCGCCAGTCGTCAAACCGATCACACGGATACCGCATAGCGCCGTTGCGCGAGTCGAAGCTGATGATCACCCCCGGCTCGCTCGGGCTGGCGTCCGACCGAGGCCAGCCGTCCAGGCGAATCTCGTGCTCCCGCAGGGCGATCTCGATCACCACATCGCGTACGCCGAGTTTCTCAAGCTCGCCCTGCAGCAGATCGAGCGTCGCCGACCAACCCGCCCGAAACGGCGCACTCCGCCGCGATTGCGTCGGATGCTTCGGCCACTTGTGCAATGGGCGAAATCGAATCTGCATTACCTGGCCTTCTTTTTCCGTTTTCCGCTTTCGATTTTCCTACTCCACGGTGTCGTCGCTCATTGTGAACGACTCATCCACCCGCCGGCCGAACTCGTCGATGGTCTCGTTGAGCACGTCCGCCGCCGCGGGTCCGTACTGGCGCTGTAGCGTGTCGCCGGCGCTGCGCAGCATCTCCACCAAATTGGCCATGAACTCGTGCAGCTCCACGCGATCAAAGAGCGTTTTTTCCATGCGCTGCCGTTCGAGTCGGCTGATGAGCGTCCGCTCCCGGCGGTACTCCTCCAGCGCGGGCGACGACGCCCCGGCGAGAAGTGGGTCGTCCGACTCGGGCGACGCCAGCCTGCGGGCGTTGTCCGCCAGGAACGCAAACAGCGCGGGGACCAGGTCTGCCAGGTCCACGAACGGCCCGCCGAGGGGCAGCCCGTACCGATCGGCCTGGTCATTGAGTTGCTTGGTCTGCTTGGCGCACAGCACCCGCCACGCTCGCTGCGGGATGCGACGGCAATAGTCGTAAAATCGCTCCTCATCGGCGATGTCCTGCCACCTTCGCAGTTGAGCCGCCTCGGTTCGGTTAAGGCTGTCGCCGGCGGCGCGTTTGGTCGCCGCCCGGCGCACCACCTCCGCGTCGCACTGCTCGCGTTTACGGGCCAGCTCCGCCAGCCGCGCGGCGATACGCCGCGTCGACGACGATTCCCGACCGTTGCCATTGGTTTCATGCCGTGTGCCCATCCCATCCCGTCATCTCACCCGCACCAACCCGCACCAATATGCACCACATATCGCCGTCATCGCCGTCACCACCCCATCACCGAATGGACCAACAACGCCAACCCACCGATTGCCAGTGACACCACGAAACTCGCAAGCGCGAACCAAACCACCACCGCAACCACCACCACTGGCCGCCCGAAACCCGTCGGGACCACAGGGCGCCGACGCCATCGCCGCCGCCAACGATCCCGCCAACACTCCCCCTGGCGATTACTTACTCCCATATTCGCCACTTATGCGTAAAAAACCCGCTCGATACGCTCGGCGGAGCC